TCACCATCTGACTCTAATCCTATGTTTCCACCATCTACATCACCACCTGATGTAAATATGATAGCATTGTCTTCATTTGTGCTTTCATTGTCACTGATGGTTACTGTTGTTGCTACGGCTGCTGTAGTTGCATTTGTTACTGTTACACCTGCAATCACGGTGTTAAGTGCTGTACCACCTACAGTTATAGCATCTGCTTCTAGTGTACCATTAACATCTACACCACCACTGCCTATATCTAAGGAGTCTGCGATAAGTTGGTCAACTTGTAAACTCTCATGGCTAGACCCTAGTTTTAGTTCAAACTTAGGACCAGTAGTGTTGTAGCTAAATGTAGCGTCATCCCCACTACCACCCTCTATTGTTATACCTGCACCGTTTATAACAGCAGATGTAGTATTACCAGTGTCTAACACGATGTTGTGGTCATTTAGATTTACAGTGGTTGAGTTTACTGTGGTTGTTGTTCCTGATACAGTTAAGTCACCTGTAACAGTTAGGTTGTCGTTTACTGTAGTTTCAGACGTTGTGTGACCAATGGATACTGGAACACCCGATGTGGCTGTTCCTATTGTTATGCCATTAGATGTATTAGAGTTATCTATATTTAATGTAGATGTACTGTCTAATGATATATTAGAACCATCTACAACTAACGTACCATCTATATCTGTGTTGTCTAAATCACTTGTTCCGTTAACGTCTATACCACCACTGATATCTAAAGAACTAGCTTCTATCTCACCACTTGTTTTAAATATTACATTATCACCACCGTCTACCTCAAAGATAATTTGATTGTCTGTTCCAAACTTTATTCTATTGTCTGCATCTCTACCTAATTCTAAACTTGAGTTTACTACAGAAGTAATTCCTGTTTGAGCAGCGTCTACTGCCATTGTAACTGTTGTTGATGAAGCACTAGAAGACAAACCTGTACCACCTGCAATGGTCAGTGTATCGCTGTCTAAGTCAATATCAATAGTGCCACTGTCAGTGGTTATATCTAAGTCTTCTGCTGTTAACTGTGTGTCAACGTAAGCCTTTACAGATTGCTGTGTAGGTACAAGAGTAGCACTGTTAGAAGCCATATTGTCTTCATCTACAAATGCTGTAATAGTTATTGAGCCATCAGATAAACTACCGTATGTAACTGTGCCTGTGGTTGTTATTGCTGATGAACCATTATCTATTGCACCAAAACCACTTGATATAGAACCACTGTTTAATGCACCTGTTGACACAAGGTTAGGCATTGCTGTAATTTCATCATCAAGATAGGCGGCTAAAGTTTGCACAGTAGTTTGTGCCATAGTGCCACCATGATTCATTACAATACCATGTCCGTCTGATACAGTAGTTGTTCCTATGGATGTGTTACCATCAACTATGTTAAGTTCTGTAGCTGTAGAATCAACAGCAGCTAATTTTGTAAAGTCTGCTTGTACTAACCCTGATACACCATCTAATAAGTTTAACTCTGTGGCTGTTGAAGTTAAGGGATTACCACCTAAAGTAAATGAACCACCAACAGTAAGGTTGCCTGATAAATCTAAAGCACCATTCATGTCAATAGTTGTGGCTGCAATCTGTATCTCTGTGTCAGCTACAAGGTCTAGCTGTCCGTCTGTACTAGAATTGATGTAGATAGCTGTGTCACGGAATTGTAGCTTTTCTGTAGATGCTACAAGTATATCATCAGAAAACTCAAAGTAGTCTTCGTCTTCCATCCATTTCATTACACCATCTGATGTTTCACCATCAAAGGTTATGGTAATGTCTGTTCCTGCTGTACCTGCACCAAAGGTAAGTGTGTTACCTAATAGTTTAGTAATAGGACCACCTTCAGCAGTAGTACCATCGTGTGTGTGTCCTGAACTTGATGCAAAGGCGGCTAATAACTGATTAAACTCGTCATTAGTATGTGCCGCTGTGATTGTATCACCGTCAGAGTATGAAGACTGTCTTGTGTATGTTGCTCCCATTTACCTTCTTGCTCCTACTTGATATTCTAACTGAAATCCTTTTAACGAATATGGTGCTGTTTCACCACCGTCATTTACTCTTAATGCTACTGCAAAACCTGAACCTTCTACTGCTTGTCTTACGAGTGGCTGTGATGCACCACCATATGTACCAAAGCTACTAGATGAACTGCCATATGAAGTTACTCCATATACAGCAGCGATGTCACTTGAGTCTAGTTCGTAAGCTGCAGGTCTTGCTGAGTCTTTAGCTTCATAGTCATACCTTAAAAATAAATCAGCGTCTATAGTTGATTCAGGTGCATAATTAATAATAACACGTTGCATATGCTTTCGTATACCTGCGTCCCCAAACGTCATGTCAGGGCTTCTGTATTTAGCGTTTATTGCTGTGCCATCAAATGTATTGCCTGATTCTTGCCTGTAGATGTAACCGTTTGAATAGTCACCGTGTAGTATTATAACATCTCCTGACTTAACAAATCCATCTGTACATGCAGGACGTATACCTCTTAACTCTGAAAACTCAAATGCCTGTCCCTTTAAAACACATGCTACACCTTTTGTGCTATTTTGTGCTGTCGCTGATTTCGTAAAAAATATTCTATACTGCGTTCTGTCTGGTATTACTACACTCTCAAACTCAGACGCACTTGATAGGTTGTCATCAAATATAGACTGCACATTAGAGCTAATCGTACCTAGTTCAACGTCACCAATTCTTGCTGTACCTGCAACCGTTCTCAAACCATCAGGTCCTAAGAATATCAAGTCACCTGCAAATTCCTGTATTGTGTCTCCGTTTATACAACCAATGTCTCTTGTTACGGCTGATATGGCAAAATCACTAGAACTACTACCACTTAGTTTAAATATTCTGTTTTCACAAAAGATAAATAAATTATCACGGAAAACTTTTAGTCCTGTAATAGTATCATCTACTTTTATGCTTCCTGCACCACTACCACTACTAAAAGCGTCTTCATCAAAAGGCTGACTAAATACGAGTGTCTGTGGTGTAGCAGACTTTCCTGCGTAAAACATGTGACTTTTAAATGCTGTCACAAACTTAGAACCTGCTACGTCACTGTTACTTACATCTGTTGCTGACATTGATGTGTTAAAAAACGTAGGAGCATTTGCTCCGTCAACAACTATTAATTTATCATTACCGTCAAAATTAAATCGTTCAAAGTTATATTTACCTGCACTCGTTCTACCTGTATCTCTTTCTGTCCAACTAGAACCACCTGCTGTGCCACTAAATATCTTTTCTCCTCTGGCTGCAACTACCAAGTCACCAAAGGTGCATACCATTAATACTTTTTCACTGGCAGAACTTGTATATGGTACTACTGCACTTAAATATTTGCTAAAACCATTTATTCTTCTGTATCCACCTTCAATGTCAGGCTCAAAGTTTTGTAGTTCTAAAGCTTCTCCCGGTTGCATCATAAAAGTAGATCTGTTTAAAACTAATCCACCTTGGCAGTTAAATGCTACTGGTGCTACTTGGGACTGATCGGGCATGTTACATTACTCTTGCGTCTAAATCAATTACATTCGTTGGCGTTCTTGGTATATATGTAGAACGCATATATTCATATTTATTAACTAATAGGGTCTGCATATTTTTAATACCTTGTTCAAATCGAGCAAAGTTAAGTTGATATTGAGATGTCTCTCCTCTATACTGATATACAAAAGCAGTAGCACCATCTTCAATAATTGCGTCAAATCGTGCAGGTACACTTGTAGTGTCATCGTGAGCAGACAATGTTGTTGGAAATGTATAGTAGTCAAACTTTATGCTGTATTTTTTTGTGGGAAAAGGGTAGAGTAGATAGTTATTATCAGCAGATCGGATAATATATCTTGGAATACCACCCCCTGTGAATTGTGTAACTGTTGTACCGTTATCGTGAGATGCTGCCGTAGTAGAACTTGCTCCACGAGTGCAACCTGTTAATGTATTAGTGCTGATGCCTGTGTATGATATTTGTTCATTACCAATATACACTGTGCCTGTACTATCAAAGTCAGAAGCACTTGTTAAATCTATTTCTGTTTCAGACGTATCAATAGCTTCTGCAGCCGTTGTAGAATTGATTTCATCTTCTTGTGTTATATAATTACTTATATAGTCATTATAATTTAACACAGCTAATCTGCCACCACTTGTACCAAGATCGCTGTCTTTTACTAATCTTGCCGTGTTATAGTCTACTGTTTTAGTGCTAGTAGGTAAACTATATCTTACTACTCCTGCTGTTAGTGTTTGAGTAGCTGTTGCGTGGTTAAAAGGATAGTTAAATTCTTTTTGATTAATATATCGTATAGCTTCATTTACAGCATTTTGTGCTTGTACCTGAATACCTCTAGCTGAACTAAAGTTACTAGATGTTAATTGTACTTCGTTTAATCTTGCTAAAACACCGTTAGTTAATGAAAGGTATGTACCTGACATACTATCTCCTCGTTATTAAGATACTTTGGTCATTTCAAGTACAACCCAGTAAAAGTCAGTATTAGAATGACCTACTGTTGTAAACATTATATCTCCTGTTTTACCACTACCTGAATTATTCTTTAGACCACCAAAGCTAGAAAAGTCAAACTCTCCCTGCGTGTCTTTTAAGTGTATGGCTTCCACGTCTGAAGAAGCATCCCAAAGAAGCTTAACAGACATACCACTGTTGTTATAATATATTTTATCTATTCTTACGTCTGTGAGGGTGGAAGCAGTAGTTCCATCTATAGGATTACCTGCCGTAAATGCACTTACATCTACCTTCTTAACTGCACTTTCTCCTGTGCCATCACTTGTATTGGTAAATTTCATAACCAGTTTGTGTGGAGTATCTTCTATCGTTTGACTTGTAACTGCGTCTGCCATTAAAAAATTCCTTTATGTTAAAATAGAGGGCAGGTCAATCCTGTTACACCTGCCCCCTAAGTTTTAAGTTAAGCTAGTTGATCTCTGTCAACGTCAGATGCTTCCAATGTACCCATATCATCAACATTTAAACATACAGCGAACATTCGGATTACACCACCTGTTGTTGTGCCTGTCATTGCTTGGATTTCAACATCAATAGTGTCAGAAGTTCCACCAATAAGAACAGGAGTTTGTCCTGCCTTAAAGCCGTAGTCTCCAACAGATGCTCCATCAAAGTCAAAACCATCAACAAAGTTGTCCAAGTCACCCCCAGTAATACCAAAATCAAAATCAGTGTCGGTTGAAGTACCTGAGTGAGCAGTTGTTACTTCAAACCCTGCACACATGATTAAAGTATTAGCAGGAATAGTTAAACCCGGAATTACGTCATTGGCAGCAAGGGCTGTACCCTTGTCACTAGCCGCAGTTTCAAAATTCAGGTCAGCTTGAATCAAGTATGGTTGCCTACCTCTAGCTGAATTACCTCTTGATACAGAGGTTGTATTATCACCTAATGCCATGATTTACTCCCCTTAGAATTTTGAGACATATATAGCACGAGTAAGTGCTTCAGGTCGTAATATTTTACGTCCATAGAT